CTTTCGACTTACAGTTTTATACATACTTGAGACAGACAAGCAATCAAACCACAATGCAAACCAATCTAGTATTTCATTCAATACTTCGAGAACGCAAGATGCCAATTAGCAATCCTTGGAAACTCATCGATCCTATCACACAAGAGAGACAGGAATGGTTAGACAGCCGTATCACGAAATTCTTTTCTCAGGCAGAACTTGAAGACGTCAAAACGAACCGACGATCTGATTTTTCAGACAATGCCCTGATTGAGGACTTTATGCGTGCAGAACAACCACGATTTGAGATCCCAATAGATGGACACGTTGAGAAAGCGATCCGAGCCGTTACTGAACAGTTTCGACCTAGGCGCATTCTTCACCCTGTATCATTTCCGGACCTCAGGAGATATCCAGCCACATTAAACGTTTCAGCTGAAGCGCCGTGGACAGAGAAGGATTTTAAGTTCAAGCCGACCGGAAGAGACGTCGACCTTGAATCCAAGCATCCGAGGGTAAGTAAGTTCAAGATGAACAAACTCCCAAAGGCAGAAGAGCCTATTCGCGTAACCGACTATTTGAAGTGGAAGCAAAGAGAGGGACTTATCGACGACAGTGCTATATCGTATCACAACCTGTATGCTGAAATCTTTTCGTACAATCGACATCTTATTCATAAAATCAAGGACAAAGAAGAACCGTTCTGGATTGATGGGAAGCCGAAACCGTACAAATGGAATCACCTGCATGCACGTTCACACGTTGTAGCCAAGGACGAGCCAGATAAGATACGAGCGGTTTTCGGAGCTACGAAGCTTTTGCTTCACTCTGAACTCATGTTCATTTGGCCTTTACAGGCTACGTATCTTAACACCAATGCGGGACGCATGCTCTGGGGAAGAGAGATGAACCGAGGCGGATGGAGACGCTTGTTCCAGGAGATGCATCGAGACGGACCACCAAAGACGGTGATCGGTATCGATTGGAGTCAGTTTGACAAACGACTTCTGCATCAGTTGATCAGGATAGTGCATGAAATATGGAGATCATATTTCGACTTTAGTGAGTACGAACGTACTTCGAAATGGCCACACGGACTAGTGGATGAACAAAGGATTCAAAACCTTTGGGAATGGATGTGCAACGCAATCGTTGACACACCGATCCTCTTACCAAATGGAGAGCTATGGAGATGGACTTGGAACGGATTTGGATCCGGGTACCAACAAACCCAGCTCATGGACAGCTTTGCCAATGCCATTATGTTGTACACGTGTTTGTGCGCACTAGGAGTAAATGTTGAGAGTGAGAACTTTTGGGCTAGATTCCAAGGCGATGATTCGCTGGTGTCGTTCTTTTATAGAATGAACCAAATCTATGGCCAAACTTTTCTCGTTATGCTGGAAGCGGTAGCGTTATTCTACTTCAATGCCAAGCTTAACGTCAAAAAATCATTCATTCTCAGCTGTGTTTCAGGAGCTACAGTGTTGAGCTATCAGAACCGAGGAGGGCTTGCCTTTCGCGAGGAGATCGATTTGCTTAGACACCTGTATTTTCCAGAGAGACCACAAGACTACGCAAGACTAGCCGCATCATCGGTTGGACTGGCTTACGCTTCGCTCGCCTGCAGCGAGAGATTCTACTACTTATGTAGGACGATCTACAACGAATTAGTTGTCGAACGAAACATCAAGCCTAAGTTCAAAGCGATAAAATGGCTTAAGCGCGTGGGAATGGACCGACTTTTTGACCAAATGGTTGAAGGGAAGTTTCCAGAACTTTCAGAACTCCGAGAGATGAGATTCGCCGTTCAGCACCGATCTGATGCCGAGAAGCAGAGACAATGGCCAACGAGGCCTGTTGACGAGGGAATGTATTTCTTAGACGAACTTTAACAGTTTGAGATTTTTT